TTCATCTCCATAACCTTACGTAGGCTACCCCCAAAGATGTTAGCCAAAGCTGTAGTGTAGAACAACACATCACCAAGTTCTTTAAGAACCTCTTCATCTGTAAACTTACTCTTATCACGAAAGAGTTTCTTTACCTTTTCAGATACCTCACCAGCTTCTCCAACAAGACCCAAGGTATTTTCTACCAGGCGTTCTCGCCCTTTCGTAAACACCTTGTCCTCTACAAACTGACTGTAGAATCTTACTGGATCTTGCTCGTAGTCTGGGCTGTTTTGAAACATATCAAAGTATCCAAAAGCTTCTAGGTCACTCTGATTGATCATCCTCAGCACCTTCCAATGACTGTTTCAATTCATTTGTTTTCATCTGTTGAATAGCATTCACGCATTGGATCATGTGGTTTAAAAGGTTTGAAGAGTTAGAACCAAGATTCAAGATGTTTAGAATCTCCTTCTGCTCGTCATTCATGTCTTCGATTTCGTATTCTTTATCGTCAAGTGTTAGCTTAGTCATTTCTGTGTACCTCACATTCTTCTATTATTACATCGTCTATATCGTAAAGGGCTGCTGAGATAAGCTCTTCAAGAACCCTTTCCATTTCTGACAGATCAACCTCAATGAAGTTAGCTTCTGGGTCAACCGTCAGAACTAATCTACCTTCAAATTTCAAAGTCAGAATCCCTAGTTATATTGTTATTGTGTCTCAGGTCAACCATATTCTTTTCTTAGTCTATCAAGAGAAACAAACTCTGGCTCATATACACCATCCCTTACCTCTCTCTTGATGACACATCCTTTCCACCATTCTAGATTAGACTGTCCAGCCCATCCTTCCTCGCCGCCCTTGAAGCATCCTGCGACCAAGCCGATAATCGAATTAGGATGAGCAGAATCCTTAAAGTAGATAGACCGCTTGTGACTATGACCACAAGTAGAAGAATGGTTTCTATTCTGTAGTAAGGTGTAACCATGATGAACGCCAGACATAGCTGTCCCATAGTTACCACTAGAAAAGAAATGAGCATACGATACACCATCGTAGTCAGCGATGGCGGGGGCCGAGTTACGATATTCGTGGTACTCGTCGAACCAGTGGTCTGTTTGAAGATGCCCGAAGGATATCCCGTACTTGTCTCCCTGCAGTCTGGGATCATGTGCGATAGCCTTCTTAATTCTATTCTCGTGGTTTCCCTCAAATCCAATCCAGAAAGGTTTCTTGTACTTCCTGATGCTAGGCTTCTTACGTAAGCGATCCATTGCCTCATTGTAATGCTCAATATCTTTTTCGTAACTCTGTGAAACAATAGCCTCAGGGTATCGAGTGTCAAAGCTATTGAGTGATTTCATGTCAGCCCCATCCCCTAGATCTACTACATAACTAGGGTTGATGTCATAGATTAGTTCACCCAGAAGATCGAACCTATCATTATCTATACTTGGGTCTACGTGGGCGCAGCTAAATACAATTGCTGTTTTATTAGACATCCTCTAGAACCTTTCTGATTTTCTTTTCAGTGTGATCTTGTTCAGTGTTTCCCATATCATCTATAACAAACGGGCCTGTCCTATATAGTCTTTCTACATCATCCATTGCATCTTTCATAGAGCTATAGAAGTACTCTTCCTCGAACTGGTTACCCGTGGAATATTCTCTAGCTAGACACAGGTTCCAGATACGACCATACTCATCATCAAAAGGACCACGTATGACCTGCATTATTTCTACAGCTGGTTTAAATATCTCACATCTTCAGTCTCCTCTAACCATTCCTTTGGTATTACTTTGTCTGCGTACTTAAAGCCATACTTCTTACACCAGTCACCATAAGAACTCTTAGCACCCTTGTAAAGTTTTGCTCTACTATTATTAAACACAAATCTAATGTCTAACTCTGGGTGTTGATCTTTAATCTCTTTATGTTTTCGTCTGTCAGTGGATACGAAACGGCCTTTAGTTTCTATAATGATTCCATTTCCAAGAACAAAGTCAGGGGTGTAAGTCCTATACCTCATGTCCAACCAGGTTATCTTTTCCTTCTCGTAGGTAAACTTTACTTTATGTTTACGTAAGAACTTAGCTGTGTCTTCTTCAAGACCTGACCGATAACCTGCCTGGATACCCCTTAGTTTATTCTTGTTGTACGGCACCACTAAACTCCAAGTCTTCAGGAACCATTGGTTTCTTCACAATCTTAGTAAGGAAGACAGGTTTGTCGCTGTAGATAAACTTCCTAGCCTCAGGGTAACACTCCTGTTTAAAGTCACAGTAGGAACAGGCAGTACTTAGTTTCTGGTTTCCTTTAGGATTCTTGTTAGACTGAGGTACCGGATCAAAGGCTCGATCAGGCGGTTCTTCACTTACAACCATCTTCTTTAAGTGAGCTACGTCCTGCTCTTTAGTTTTCATTTCCTCTGAGAAGTCATACACATCTAGGCAGACATGCCCGTTGACTTTATCAATAACTAGAAATGCACCCTCAGTCTTGTTAGTTACAAGAGGATCATCCTTGGCTGCGTACACGTAGGAAGATAACTGAGATATATATCCAAAGGGATCGTCCTCACGTAAATTACCTTCTTTAAACTTCTTGAAGGCATAAGGTGAAGCAGACTTAACATCCACAGTCATGCCATCAATCACTGCATCCCTATGTCCTTTGATACCATGTACATTCATACGGTCTTGCATACCTACAACACTGTGTCCTGACACGGCTGCTATAGTAAGAACTAGGTCTTCAATGATATCTCCGTAAAAGAATTTAAGTAGGGCTGATGGTGGTAAAGACTCAGCCTCAGAAGTCTTATTGATTTTATACCAGAGCTTTCTTTCACACTGAGTACCAAGGGCAGACAATGATAGATACCCCCTTGGTTCCTGTGGTTTAGAGAACCGCTGCTCTGCCATACGGGAAATATTGGTAGCCATGAAATCACCAAGAGCTTTGTCCCAACCTTTATTACCAAGGATGGTTTGCTCGATGTCATGGACTAGGGTGTCTATTGTTTTCATTGTTTCCTCTTTGGGTTAGATGCCCCCACCCAACTAAGGGAAGGGGCTTTCTTGAACACACTTACACAACAGAAAAGAAACTAAACCTAGAAGGGGATGGCATCATCCTCAACAGCTTTACTAGGCGCTGCCTTCTTAGGTTTAGCTTCAGGTTTGGCTTCTTTTGAGGAGAAGCTGGACAAGTCTTTAAAACCACTAGCTGAACCACCACCCTCTGATTCAAACTCAACGTGATCTACAACTTGCACAGACTCTAGGCGTGAGCCAGTATGCCCAGAATTACCAGCGGGGTAAACCGCTACACGAACAAGACCAGTGGAACCATTACCAATGTAACCATCCATCTCAAAGTCCCAAGGTTGTCCCTTAACATTTGCAACAGCGGGTGCTCCACCCTGCCATTCAAACTTTCCTTTATGTGGGCGAGCAAGGGTTACCTTAGTGCCCCCTTCGACTTCATGCATTGCCTTAGCGCAGCCAGAGTCTTTTAGCTTCTTAGCATTGTCATCATCCATAATGATAGTGACTTTATACTCACCCTCTTTCTCTTCATTCCACGCAGCACGATCTCGATTGTGTTCAAATACTTTTGCCCACTCTATAGTACCGAAGATCTCTACGATTTGAGTTTTTGATTCTTTAGTCATGTTATCCTCTTTAGGTTTATTAACTGATTCGTTTCTTATCATAAGGTTTTAATGGGTGTCAAGCCAATTATTACCTACATCGTAAGAACCTGGGGTAGGTATCTTAAACCCTAGGTCTTCTCCTACTTCAAGCATACAGTCTGCTTGAATCTTTCCTAGTTCTTCTGCTTCTTCTCTTGTTCCTATCACCTCTGTTTGGTATTCGTCATGAATAAAACCCACAAGCTTGAAGTTAATACCTGCGTTCCTTGCCTGTGTTGTCCAACGTAAGAGTGTATGCTTCATCAATATACTTTCAGCTGATTGTAACATACCAGCCAAAGCTTTGTGTGTTGATGGAACAATAACCTTACGCCCGTCATACCCAGTGAAGTAACCTTGATCACCCACAGTTGGTATTAGTTTGTTCTTTAGTTGAGCTAAGCCATCAATAGACTTAACGAAGTTATCCCTAGCTTCTGTAGCCTGCCGTTGATTGACCCTCAGAATCTGAGCAGTCTTAGCAACACCAGCACCTAGTAGCCAAGCATAGATAAAAGTCTTAGCCATATCCCGTGTAGCATGGTTAAGTCCCAGTGCACGTTTGTTAACGTTATGAATGTCTGTCTCGTTCTCCTTCTTACCTTCCATAATAGCTTGTGCATACTGATCAGCATCAAAGTATCTCCATAAATAGTCTGCTAGTACCCGCAGCTGAATACCATCAGCGTCTGTACCAACTAAAAAAGAACCACTGGGCACAGTCCAACAGGCTCTGAGGTGTGAGTCGTACTGATTCTTTACTTCCTCGACTGCTGTCTTAGGTTTACCGTGAAAAGCTGACGGTATGTTAGCTGTGTTAGGTGCCTTATGTGCACACCTACCAGTCCAAGCACCGATGTTATTTATAGTCCCGTGTATTCTGTCATCGTTTCCAACCTGATTTATCCACTCCACCAGCGAGCTTCTACGTCCTTCTAGGGTCA